TTCTGGATAACCGTCTCAAGCTCGTCGTTGTTCACCCCGGGGGTGCCACGCATAGCTTGTAGGCTATTCAGGTTTAGGCGGTGACGGTGAATCAGGTATTGGTCGTTCACCCCCGTCGATGCAGGGGCAGGGAAGATATCGTAAGGCGACACGCGCTCGAACTCTTCCTTGAATGCTTCCATGACGATCGGAGCAAAGTCCGGGCCCCACGCCATCGACTTGCGCCTCTTGATGTTCGGGCCCTTCAAGATAGCGGTCGGGAACGTCGTGAAGTCAGTGATGAAGTTCTTCAGCTCTTTGCCAAAGTGCCCTTGATCCAACTGGTCTTCGATCTTGTCACCCATCCGACGAGCAGCATCTTCTGCCTCAGTCTTTAGGCGGGTGGTGATTGCATCGTGTACTTCCTCCATGCGAGCACGGAAGGTCTCTGGGTGAAGCTCGCCACCTTCAGCGATAAACTGCTCGGCCTCGGTGCGCACCAGATCGACAATCGCTTGCCGCATCTCAGGGGGCATCATTGGGCTGTTGGAAACCTTCAGGTCGAATACACGATCCTGCTGGTTCAACATAACGTCAGTGATCCAAGACTCCGCGGCTCGGCACTTGACATCGGTCAGCATCATAAAGATATCTGAACCGCCGACTCGCTGAATCTCCATCATGCGATCAGGGTCATACTCACCCCGGCGCTGACGCTCACATTTCAACAGGCGCTCTACCACCACAGCCTTAGCTGTCTTTGCCTCGTCCCAGCACTTGCGAACGTAGGATGACAGGTTGGATTCGAAACGCGCATTTTCCTGAAGGTCGTCCTGACCCTCAACGCGAACTTCGATTTCTGGCCTGTTGATTGCGTATCCCATTTATGTCCATCCCCTAGAGGAAACTTTCTGAATCGACCTCGCTCTAGCTGGTGTCGTGCCGCTGCGGACTTTCAAGCATCCATACTGCAAAGCATCTTGGATGTGTGAGTACCCGTCCTTCAGTGGTCTGTCTTTGTACCGTGCTAGCCCGGAGGTCTTCAGTCGTTCGTATTTGTATCGACCGAGGAAACCCTTGCGCAGATTTGTGCAGCGAGGGTTAATTGCGAAGGCTGGTTTGCCATCGCTCATCTTGGTCATGAAAAAAGCCACCGCCTCTCTTCGCGGTATAAAGTCGTTAGTTGGTGCAGGTTCCGTATATATTCCGGCTTCAAGCAACTCTTGGAGGCAGGTTCGTTCGTCAGTCTGAGCGCGAATGTTCCCAGCAGGATCGCCGGCAGATACGATTTGGTAGTGCCCATAGTTGTTACTCAGGAAAGGTTTTACGATATCGTTGGCAAACTGACGGATACCCATGTCCTCTGAAACGAGTTCATCTAGGATCGTCAACCTGCCAGCCCCAGACACTTGCATGATTACGCATGCAGGAGTCAAACCAAAGTCCCAACCAAGAATGATCGGAAGCCCACTGGATGCTTCTACGTTGTTAGGCAGACAGTGGATCTTGTCGTTGTACTCTGGGTACACAGGCTTGCCATCCATCGTGCTGCCGTAGTTCCCAAGGATGAATACGTTGATCCAATCCGAGGGTTTGCTTGCAAGCTGCTGGGTGTAGTAGTCGTAACCGTTCGGGATGTTCCGGATGTTCTCGGCTTCCGGGTTCGGGACATACTCGCCATCTACCAGCAGCAATGCGCCGGGTTGCCTGAAGAACGCCCATGCCTCTGGCCTTTCCTCTTCGGCAACTTTGTAATACCAGTGATCGTCGTCCGGCGGGTTGGTGTCAAGGATAATCCCGCACCAGCTAGGCCCACCGTGCAACTTGGAGGGGTAACGTCCAACACGCTGCGTGAGCATGTCGAAGATTTCCTTCGGTACTTCTGAAGCCTCATTGATCCAGCCGCCTGTCAACTCCAATGAGCGAAGCTTGCCGGTCTCAGTAGGTTTGTCCAAAGCCATAAACATGACTTCAAGTTCCATGCCGGTGCCGTCGCCAATGTTAGCGATCTTCATCGTCGAGGTGATAGGCGTGTCCCACTTGATCGGGGCTATGTCGGCTGGGAACCAAGTCTCCCATGTCTTGATGGTCGTGGACTTGAGTTCAGGATATGTGTTACGAATAATAAGCCATCGAGAACGGCGAATCCCATCGCGGCCCGGACGCTGTCGCAGAGCGCGAGATACGATTTCAACGCAGCAACTTGAGGACTTGCCTGAGCCAACTGGCCCCATAAGGCCGCGTACGAAATGATCGGCGGAGTGGAACTTTGCTGCATTCTTTCCCGGGGGGCGATAGTTTACGATTTCAGACACGGGGTTAATCCTTAGGTGGCGGCATCCTTAGTTCGGTCTTGCCGGCAAACGGGGACTTGCCTTCTGCTATACGCTTACGGGCATGAGCTTCCGCTTTGTCGTACATAGCATCGGTCGGCTTCCCGCCTTTTAGTAAAATGTTAAGCTCTGCTTCGGACATGCCCGGCACCATCATCGGGTAGCTGAACTCGCCGTTGTCAGCAGAGATCTCGGTTGAGATTCCCTCGCTGGAAGGCATGACACCGAAGTATCCTTTGCCCTTGACTTCTACCGGGTCACTCACCCGTTCTGCGTGACGGAATCCATACGGGTTCAGGTTTACTTCTCCTGCCTCTTGAACGTCTCCGCCATCAGCCATCTTCAGGATCTCTCCCTTCTTATAGCTCTTGCCTACCCAATCAGGCTTATTCCCCATTGCCTTCCTCCGGGTTTGTCATGTTCAGGTTGAAGGTGACGGGTGCCGCATTGACATCCATCTTGATGTCTGACAGGTCGGGGAGGATCTTCTTCAGCAGGATCTCGATCGAACGGACTTGAGTGCTCGTCAACTCCACCTCGCCTTGGGCGTGTGCAGTCAGACGATTGATCAACTGAGCCGCTTGGATCTTCAGTCGAGTATTCTCGTCATGTCGGATTTTCTTGATTCGCGCTGCCATTGGTTGTCCTATAGTTTTTGAACCCCGGCCTTTTCAAAAGCCTTGAGGATGGTGCCGCCCAAGAGGATCAAGTCGTCTCGGTTGTGGAACTCCATCAGGTTCAGCTCAGCCTCAAACAAATGAGGGGTGCCATGTATGTTGACCATCCCTGTCAGGATGACAACGTGGGGAGCTATTGCCTTCTTGATATCGTTCTCATGCGTCACCTCGATCCCGCGCAGGGCTTCGAAGCTGTTCAGGAAGTTCTGAATTTCACGGATCGTGATCATAAAAATAATAAGTGGAGCGGATCAGGAGAGTCGAACTCCGCGGTCGTCAGCTTGGAAGGCTGCTGCGCGCCCCTTGCGCTTGTTGACCCGCATTGAAAATGGCTGCAAGGGCAGGCTTCGAACCTACGCACTTCTCCTTAACAGGGAGTTGCTCTGCCAACTGAGCTACCTTGCAATGGCTACTCATGAGGGATTTGCACCCCCGCCAACAGTTTTGGAGACTGCAATGCTGCTGTTACACCAATGAGTAGTAGAAAGAAAAGCCCCCCGGTCACACCAATCTCAAAGTAGGTGGAGCAGGGGGCATAAAAGGTCTATGGCTTAGAATCTGGGAGTCCGTGATCCCTTAGTCATCTTCATTACCGCACGGCGCTGGCCATAGTAAAGGGGCTAAGGCACTAGGCTCTAGATCCTAGCCGCACGGGTTTCCAAGGTTTATTTCCGGATCATGGAGTATCAATGACTCTCCCCGGGAATCCCGACCTCGACATCTGTAGTGAGCTTCTTCGATAGGCTGGATGTCAGTATGTCTGCGTTGCCTTAGCTTGACTCTGTGACTGGTTGCGGGAACTGGATTTGAACCAGTGACCTGAGAATTATGAGCCCTCTGCTCTACCCCTGAGCTATCCCGCCACTATATATGCACACGAATTTGATTTTGCAGAATAATAACATATGTTGTTTGATTTGACACCCCTTTGTTAAACTTCATGTGTCCCATGCCGGTACTTATGTTGCTTTGATAGCCTCCACTGTATCCGCCTCAGTCCCCAAGTCTCTAGGTGCCTCAACACATCCTTGACGCTTTCCTTCCTGTCTGCGTACTTGAAGTGCATCAACCAAGCTACCGCCTTCTCATGAGGGCTCAGGTGCGAGTGCCAAGTCCAAGTGTCTATGGAGTAGGCTTGTCTCTCCGCCAAGGCGCATCTCTCAATCTCCTCGACCGACTCCCCTTCCGCCAAGTAGCCCACGACATAGTCGAAGTCCGGGTCTTCTGGGCACTCCGGGTGGTTCCTAAAAAAAATTCCCTCGCCGCCATCATTCCCCTCCCCAAGCAAGACTAGGTTCCA